CTTGAAAAACGCCTGCCGTCCCTCTGGTGCCCCGGCTTCCGGGATCAGTGAGATCAGCTTTTCGTTTTCCTCGTGCAGCATCTTCTGCCGGTCGGCGGCGCTCATGGTGTCGCCAACTTCCTTGGGCGCGTGGCCCAATTCGATCAGCTTCTGCACCTGCGCCATTGCGGCTTCGTGCTGGGCCTTCTGCGCCGTGTATTTGGCCGCGTCAGAGTAGGCTAAGGCCGTGTCTGGTGCGTCCGGGACAAGCGCGGATATGTGTTCAACAAAGGCGGTGGTAATGCGCTGCATGCGCTCAACGTCCGCTTGCACAGTCTTTCGCTCGTTTGCGACTTCCTGCGTTTTGCGTGAATAGTCGCTCTGTCGAAGGTAGCCGTTCTTGATCTCGGCGATTGGAACCTCAGTCCCGTCTGCCAGCTTCACAACGGCGGTGTCTTCGGCGTAAACGACGGGCGTTTCTTCGGGTTCGGCTTCCTCTGCCTCGCCTTCGGGTTCGCCTTCTTCCTCATCATCGGGCGCTTCGTCTTCGGTGACTTCTTCGGTGTCCTGATCTTCATCGGGGTCGAAGTAATCCCAATCCTCGGCGGTATCGTCGTCAGAGGTTTCGGTTGCGTTATCGGTCACGTCCTCATCGAGAGGCGTGTTGTCGGTTTCGCTGGTCATGGTGGGGTGCCTCAATGGCTGCTCGTGACCGCCCGGCTTTTGCGGGTGCGGCTTCGGGGGCGGTATCGCTTGCGCGGTCGCCGGAAGGTGGTATGATTACGGCCTCACATGGAGGCGGGAATGAAAGAAGAATTTGAACTTCCAGAGTGGATTCTGGAAAAGGTCCGGGCCGAATACACGAAGGAAATTCTAGCCTTGATTGAAGAAGGGGAAGTTGCGTTCATCAGCCCCGGCTGGCACGGCAGCGACGTGAACCTAACTCTTGTCGTTGGTGAAAAAACGGTACTCGTTAACAAGTTTTCCCTAGAGGAACTCTGCGACGAACCGGCGAAACACTGGCACAACAACGGGAAGACAGACCAAGTCCACTATGATCTGGTGAAGTCCATTGCGGATAGCCTGAAAGTCCAGTCGGACAGATTGTATGCTGTTCACAAAACCCTAACGGTGCGTGAACCCTAAGCCACAACCCGGCGCGGCGTCGTATCGCGCAGGCTGTTCTGGCAGTCGGAACGCAAGTCACGGATCGCCTGCACACGCATAGCCGAACGGGCCCGGGTCGCATCATCGCGGGCGGCAATCATCGCCTCGATGGCGTTGCGCTCCACGCCGTCAAACAGTTCCGCGAACATTGGATTGCTGAGAAGCTGCTCGGCCAGGCTGGCGCGTTCCTTGGCGTTCATTGTCTTGCAGTGCCGCCCGTAGTCGCGATGTGCTTCAGATCGTCAGATGCCTTACGGGCCATGATGCCGCTCATCTGAAGCAGCAGCCACTCGATCTTCTCAACCCTCGCCCTCAGATCAGCAATCTCATTCACTGCTACCTTCGTGGAATCACGGAGGCCCGCAGCCTCCATCGCCGCGCCTAGACCATCGTTCATTGCGTCACCACCTTGTCGGCCTGTTCCTGCGCCGTCATAGCCGCAGCCTGTGCCTTCCAGATTTCGTCCTGCCGTCTGGTCGCGTTCTCCTGCGCCCGCATCTGCATGTCTGCTGTGAACTTCTCGCGCTCGAATGCCAGTTGGTTCGCTTGCAACGCCGCATCGGAGGCCAGCTTGTCCGCCTGCTTTTGCTGTTCCGCCGCGATTTCCGCCTGTTTGACCTGCAAATCGGCCTGCATCTGCTCGCGCTCGCGGTTCTGGTCGATCTGGATCTGCGCCTTGGACTTCTCCGTCTCCATCTGCATCTTGGCTTGCTCAAGCTGCATCTGCGCCTTGATCTTCATTTCCTCGGGGTTCGGCTGGTTCTTCATCGCTTCCAGCTTTTCCTGCACTTCCTCGGGATCGGGCACGGTGAAATAGAGGCTTGGCGTCTTGAGCCCGGCGCTTTCGGCCAGCTTCATAATCGCGTTGGATACGTTGTCAGGCTTCACGAACGGGTTATCCGGCCCAAAGCCCGCCAGCATTTTCTCTTGCAGCGCAACGATCTGTTGCATCATCATCATGTCGCGCTCGCGTGTGCCTGCCCCAAGCCCGGTGTTGACGATACAGTCCATGTCGGCGTTCCATTGGCGCGGGTCCATCTGCACCCATTCATCCCGCAGACGCACCGTGCGTGGCATGTCCTGATGCCGGATGCTGAGGCGCAGGAGGCCACGAAAGAACACCCTCAGTCCGTCTGCAATGGTCCGCACCATCATTTCCGTTTGACCGATGCCCGCTGCCTCAATCATGGCGCTGGCCTTGGCCGTCATGTTCTGGAGCGCATCCGGTGCCAAGCCTGCCGAAGCGTCGGAAACGCCCGTGCGGTCCTGCGCCTCTGCGTCGAGGTATTCCATCATCCCGTAGGAGTGCTGGGCCACGAATGGGACCGTATTGAACCCCAAGGCCGCGCGAACGTCCATGCCGCGTGTCACCTTGATCGGCATGCCGAACTCGGGATTGTAAACGGCGGATTCGTCGGTGATTGCGCCGTCCTGCATGATCGGCTGCGGGTTGTTCTGCCAGTACAGGTTGTCGAGCGTCTGACGGAGCAACACGGTCTTGCCGCGCTGGATATCCATCAGGTCATCGGCCAGGCTGATGCCTTCCCACTGGTGCGGCTGACGCATAACGGCGATGTCGCACATCTGCACCTCGTCGCACTCGTCATCCTCAAGCAAGTTGTTTTCGGTCAGCCCACCTGCGAAGATCATGTGGCGCAGTTCAGCAATGCCGTCGCCGTCCATGTCCACGCGGATGTACAGGTCGTAGTAATCAATCGGATCGTTGGCCTTCTGAGCCTCAGACCGGTCGCTGTATGTGTCCCGGCGCGCGTCAGACTCGCTGTCATCCTCGTCTGCGGTCGATAGTTCGTCAATCGTGGTCCGGTCATAGCCCATCGCCACAAGGTCAGACCGCGTGACGGTTGTTTTCTCGCCGGTCAGCAGGCTGTCTGCCAGTGTCACGGCGTCGGGATGGATCAGGAACCGTTCACGCGGAACAGCACCGCAACGGATTTCCCGCTTGGTATAGCTGCGCCGGATCTTGACGTCATAGACCGGAACGGGGATTTGCTGCCCCTCGAACTCGATAACTTCCTCGTACTGGCTTTGCTCCAGCACCTCGACCTCATCGTCGCCGATAAGCTGGCCTAATGCGTTCTCGTCCAGCCCGGTGTGCTTGCTGATCTTGACGGACTGCTTTTCCTCGAACCACCACTTCAGGATGCCATTGCGCAACAGCAGCGCGTCATGCACCGCGTCATAGATCGCGTTGCGGGCGTCGGACTCGGGCAGCACCACATAGTTGAGGTAATCGCCAGCCTGTTCAGCGCCTTCTTCGTCGCCCTCGGCCATCGGCAGGAACTCGACAACCTCGTCGGAGCCCATGATCGTGCGCATGATGCTGGGGAGGACCTTCTTGATGTTGGCCCGCACGTCGCGCGTTGTCATCTGCGACCGGCCTTGGTCAGACGGCGTGTCGGTCATCTTGCCCTGATAGTACTCGATGGCGCGCAGCCGGTCAGCCGCCAGACCATCGGCGTGGCGCTCGCTCTCGCGCACCATATCAGCCACGATGGGAAACTGGTTCATTGAAACGTCCTTGCCATCTTGTCGCGCAGTGCAACGGCCAGCTTGACCGTCTCGTATCTGACGTTACGCCCGTGCTTTTTGCCCTCAGCCACAAGCCGGGGTTCGGCCTCGTCAATCGCAGCCACAAGTTGCGCCCGCTGATCGTCGGAGAGGTGTTGGTAGACTTCCGGCGTGACCCGCATCGTGACTGCTGAAAGGCGGTTCATCAGATAACCTTCCGCCGTTGAAACACCGGCTCTTTGCTCTTGCCCTGCGGCATTTCGTAAGCGACCGCGACCAGACCAGCCGCGTCGGCGCAGTGGCTCGACCAGTCATGGTTTGGACCAAGGCCAATGCCGCGTTCTTCGTCGCGTTTCTCGTGATACCAGCCCAGAGCGTCCAGACCGGCCTCACACCGTGGCTCATTGAACCAGCAGGACGGGAACAGCCTGCGCAGCGCCTCGACCCGCTTCATTGCGGCGCCGGTGCCCTGGTTGGCTATGACCTGCACGTCAAACCCAGCGGACCGCAGCGCGCTCTCATACGAAACGTCGTGCACACGGTCATTCGTGGCCCCGTCATGGGGCAGAACGCACATCGCCTTGCCATACCCCTTGTCACGCAACCAAGCCACGTGTGCGGCCAGTGGTTGCCCCTGTGCCTCATAGTAATCCAGCCAGCGGATCTCGCGGCCAATGTATTGCACGATCCAGATTGAACAGGCGTCGGCCTTTGCGCCGGTACCGCCAATGTCCCAGACTGCTCGATAGGTCATCAGCGGATCAGCGGCGACGTTGCCGATGCGGTTTTCCTTGCGCGCCGTGGCGATTGGGACCGCGTAGTAAGCGCCCTCCACAACCGTGACGAACTCACCTTCCCAGATGTGGCCATAATGGTCAGGGCGCCGCGTGAAGTCGTTCAGCCGCTCTTGTTCCAGAACGCCGGGGAACCATGGGTTATCGCGCCAGTTGATCTCGGCAATCTTTGCGCTCTCGGGCGGGTTGGCCCGGAACCGTTCGTGCGTTGCGCTGTTCTTGCGCTCCGGGTTCCACGTCACCCAGATTTCGGAATCTTCCTCGCGGATCGTCGGGATAAGCTTGCGCCATGCGATATCGCTGACCGGCTCGGCCTCATCGACCCAGCACAGCAGGATGCGCGCCTTGGACTTGATGCTGTCGAGATTGTGCCGCAACCCTGCGAAGGTATACTTGATCCGTCCATCGCGGCTGCGGATGAACTTCTCGCCGATCTCGTAATATTCATTGAGGAATGGCTCGGACCGGATCGCCGCCTTGATTTCCTCCATCGAGGACTCGTCAAGGCTGTTCATAAACTCACGGGCGCAAAGGATCTGGCCCTCTTGCCCGCTTGCGCCCCACTGATAGCCGCGAATAGCTGACATCTTGGCGAACGTGCGGGTTTTGGATGAACCGCGCCCGCCGTATGCTATCCTGTATCTAGCTGGGCCATCGAACACCGGCACCAGCTTAGGCGGCAATTCAATCGTCGCGGTCGTCACGGGCTGCTGTCAGAGTGATATTGGACGGGAACACAAACGCCCCGCCGTTGTTCGTCATGTCGGACGGAAGCACCTTGCCAAGCAGCGACATAAACGGGCCGGGGTTTTCGCTCGCTTGCAATGTCAGGTAAGCCACAAGCCCACCCTTACCACCAGCGGCCTCACCAGCCTGCAAGATTGCATCCTTGAGAAGCGCAGTCGTTTTGTTCGGTGTGCCCTTCTTTCGCCCGCCCGTTTTCTTTCCTGACACATCAGCCATGGGCGATCTCAAAAAGTCTATCAATATCTACTTTAGACACGCCCCATTGCTCACAGTTGCTATGATCCAACTTGCGGCAAAGGAAACGCGCAGCGTAGACTCGACTGCCAATAGCCTTAATCTCGGCAGCTTCCGCCTCACATTCATTGAGGCTTCGACGCCACTCTGACTTCGACACGACGCCTTCTAGTGCCTTTGGCACGTCATACTTGCTGACCTTAGTGGTAAGGCCACCGCCTCCACCTGCCGCTACGTTATTTTGCGGGCAAAGATCACCGATCCAAAACACTTCGCGGCTATAAGCCTGCTTTTCGCAGTTCGTGCGCTCCAGTATTGCAACTGTCCCGCCGTGCTTTTTTGCCGACTGCTGCGACCTGCGACCACTACCCTTGCCCACATACAGAACAGTTGGGCCATCCATGATCGCATATATGTAGAATTTCTCTGTTGCCATATTCGGTCCGGTCCGCTTGCGCGGTTGTCGGCCTCCTGATGATGTGGGGGAAATGCAGTAGCACCCAGCCTAAGCAGGGTTGAACCGCGCTGACCGGGCATCGCCCTGGTGCAGCCTCGCGCGAATTATGGCACACTTTCGCCCATGCTGCAACTGTTTAACCGACCTTGCGCACATCTAGCGGGTCAACTGATGCAATCGTCTCACGCCCGAATAGCTGCACACGCGCTTCGACCATCGGATGTGCCGTGCCCGGCTTGAGTGCCATACGTCCGAACGTGGCCAGCATCCCGGCGAATGCACCGCTGCTGATCTCCAGCGGATCGCCGATCTTGTACTGCCCGATGATGTTGATGATATCCTGACGGCTGGCTTTGGCTGTCTCCATGCGCTCACGTTCTGCAACGATGCTCTGCGCCTCTGCAAGCCGTGCGTCGGATGCCTGTTGAAACCGCGTCCAACTTGCCACGTCCACCTTGTGCAGGAACTTGATGGTGCGAGACAGGTGGCGAATGTCCATGATTGCGCTGACCTGAGCCCATGGTGCCGTGATGTGGATGTAGTTCGGCAGTGCTGGGTATTCGTATGGATCGGCAATGCGGGACTTGCCGCGCCGTTCGAACTCGATCCGCTTGCCGTGCCAGTAGGTGGCGCCCATCCCTGCCAGATCATCCATAACCTCGAACTCGCGGCCCGTGGTGGCGTATGCCATGATTTCCATGTCGCTCATGTACTGCCTCGTTTTTTCTTTTGCCCTGATGCCCGCATCGTTTTTAGCGCCTCAATGTCCGGCACCCAGGCGGCGATATCCTCACGGAACGCCTCGGAGCATATCCCCAGCATGTCGAGGATATCCCGGCAGTCGCGGCCACGGAGCCAGCGCAAGGCCCACTCCCGATCGGCTTGGCGGCAATGGGGTGTCTGGTATACCCTGCCCACAATGGTCGGGGCCGGGCTCGCGATATTGACGACATCGAGGATCTTCGCGCACCACATTCGGCGGCAGGCTTCCGGGTCGGTGTGGGTGTCGTCGTATACCGGGCGGGGTTCGGCGGTCATTGCGTTCATGGCTTGCCCCTCAGATCAAAACCAAACGGCTGATCTTCGTATTCAAGCGGGTGTCCATCCGGCCCCAACAATTCGGAATGCTGCGGCTTATCCGACACGAACACGTCATAGCCTAGGCACTCCCCGTTCTCAGGGTAGCCCGCTTCCCATCCGTCGCTCCAATGGTCACCGATCATGCAGTGCCCTCCAGCGCCTTGTTGGCTGTCCTTGCCATACGTCGAACGGTTGCGTTTCCGCCGGGCGTTTCCATCGCGGAGATGGTGGAAAGGGCGTGCTTGGCCTCGATCTCCCGGCCCAGAATTACAGCGCCGCACGTCGTGAGCTTTTCGACGGTGCCGTGCAGCGACAGGTTGTTTCTCTTTAAGCGGATCAGTTCGCGGTTTTTCTCATCAACCATCGGCCCGTAAATCTCGTCGACCATGTGATCCCGCCACCACGCCGCGTCTTTTATCGCCGCACTCAACGCGCCGCCCGTAAGCCAGTCGGCTATCCTGTCGCGAAGTCTCATGCCGTGCCCTTCCGTCTGCGTTTCGCCCAGTGCCGCTGCCCAAACCGGCGGCGGGCTTCCTTGGCCCCGATCTGCTGGACCAGCTTGGAGCCATCCCACACCGGGTAGAGCCAGTTGGATGCTCCTGCGGGGATGACCTGCACCGGGCCGGTATATGCGTTGATTGCTGCCTGTGCTGCGGGGGTCAGGGGGTCACTCATGGCTTGCGCTCCCTGACGTATGTTTTGCAGACCACCTTGTCCGCCCACCAGATCGCCCCTGCCCTCAACACGACGGCCTCACCGCAGTATGGTCCGCTTGTTGGCAACTGGACGGTCTTGGTCCAAGTGCAGCGCCCCGGCAGTGCCCGAGATATGCGGCCAGTTGGTGTGTGGTTCCACTCGGCAAACTTGCATGTGTGGCAATGGCTCATGGCTCCACCCCGACAAACTCCATGTCGTGTTTTACGCAATATCGCCTAAACGCAGCCTCGTGCAGTTCGCCTGGACGCATGTCGATGCTGTGACCAATCGTACCGCCCTTCCAAGACCCCTTGCGTTTACCTGTCTCGCCAGAAAAACGAATGTCGAGTGACCGGGCTATTTTAGGCTTTCGGAAAACCGACAACCAACGGAAGTACCCTGTGCCAAACTTCCACTCGCGTTCCTCAATTTTCGTGTCAGCCGAGAGACTTTCCCCGTCAAAGTCGCAGAATGAAAAGGTGGCAATCGGGACTGCATCCCTTGCAGCGTTATCCACTGCCCATTGATCTTGGTTACATCCGCGCCGATCTGGCTGTGTCCAAACAATGCCGCCTGTTAGCCCGTAGTGGCTGTGCCTCACATGACGCCACTGCGTCCACGGCAGGAAATATCCCCAACGCTGTTCTGTGCTGCTGTCATTTGTTACCCTGCCGAGTGAAACCGACAGGTGACCATCACTCAGGCTAAACCCGTATTCGCGCGAACCAGTATCCCAGTACCCGCCGTCTGGACTTTTTGACCACGAGTAATGTGAGGTATCCACCCACTTTCGCCACGGCTTGATGATCTGGGGGAGCGCCACAATGATGGTATGGCCGAAGGCGCTCATTCTCAGTCGGCAGTCTGGATAATCATCTCCATCCCCAGACCCAAGTTCTACTGCGAATGGCTTGTAATTCTCGCTTTTTGCGTAAGTGAACGGCCCAAGGTATCTGTCCTGATCGCTCCATCTGATAGCCTTCATACCGCATCCTCCTTGATTGCCTTTGCCGCGACCGGGCGGTCTGGCTGGTCCTGATACCGCCCCACGTACTGCGCCGGGTGTTGGACCTCCTCGAAGATCATCGTTGCGATGCCAGCGCCCGCTGGGATGTGCAGGGGCCAAGCCTTCGCGTATCTGAGTTCGATGGTCAGATAACCGTTCCAGCCGGGCTCGACGTTGGTTGTCATTGACGCATCAACGCCATGCCGCGCCCATGTTGATTTGTTCTCGACCCTGCCGCGCAGCCAGTTCGGCACTTGGAAACGCTCTATCGATGACGCCAGAACGAACCGGCGCCCAAGAAACAGCGTGACCGACTGTGCGATGCGAATGTCATACCCGGATTCCGTTAATCCATGGGTGACACCACCGCTGCGGGCCTTGTGGTCCAGCATTGGCGACAGGGGCGCGGCGGCAAGCAGGGATGGACCGTTGACGATCATTCCAGCGCCCCCGCAACCCAGAGTGAAAGCTCGCAAGATGTGGTTGCAAAATCTGTGTGCAGCAAACTAACCCCGCCAGCCTTCGTCCATGGAACAAGGT